AACTACACACGGTTAATCCAATGCTACGATTGGAAGACCAAGAAAACCACGGGTTATGAATGTCCCGATTGTTTTGAATCTTTTCCATTATCCAGAAAATGAAAATAACCATAGGAATAGACAACGGAACTACGGGCAGCATTGGCTTCATCGTCAGGGACAGGGCTTACTTCGTGGAAACGCCCTCAAAAATGTCCATCCTTGGCAAGAAAGAGCGCCATATCCGCCGCATTGATCACCAATCCCTCAATGAACTCTTGATGGTTAACGCCATAAAGCCAATTGTCTTGAATAATAATGCAACCGTCCACGCTTACATTGAGCGTCCCTTTACCGGACGGTTCATGGGCGCTGTGTTGCCCGCTCAACGGTCATTTGAAGCCGTTTTGATCGTTCTGGAGCAGTTAAACATCCCTTACACGGTGATTGACTCGAAAGAGTGGCAGAAAGCCCAATTGCCTGACGTTAAAGGCTCAAAGGAGCTAAAGGCGGCATCTTGTGCCCTTGGTCGGTCAAAATGGCCAGAATTGGCTGCAATGGTGCTTAAACACGGTGATGCGGACGGGCTAATGATTGCGGATTATTACCACAACAAGGTAGTATCGGAAGCATAAGCCCATGAGTCCCGATTCCCCTACCTACAAGATAGGCGAAATGGTGTATCACAAGACGGAGGATACGCCGGGGGTAATCGTTGGGTTGCTTTACAAGTCTTCGGGCCTACTCTACCAAGTATCTTGGCAGGGTAGGTTAATTGAAGAACACGAAGTAGTTGAATTGACCACGGAAAGGCCCTACTTCACCAATACCAGCAGCCAAGCAGAAGAGGCATAATGTGCTTGACACGTAAAGCGGATTAATATACCTTCGGTATCAGATTAATGCAAAACGTAGCTATTGGCTACGAATGGTTGGCCAAACCTGCCTTAACGACCCCTCTTACGACTCTGTAGGAGGGGTTTCTTTTTAATCGAGAAGGCGAAAATAATTCTGCGGTTTTTTGCAGAACTTTGTTTTGCCAATACGTTTCTCAACACGACCCTCTTTAGCCCAATTCGCTAGTTTATCCCTAACTGTTCTTTCAGGCATTTTGTAACGCTCGATGAAATCCGCAGCCGTAAACCATCCTTTGTTTTCAGGAATGAACTCATCGGATATTAACTCATCCATCTTAGCCCAAGGGTCGTTTGTATTCATTAGTAAGTTTTAACGTCACTGGCGGTGCGGAAATTGCCATTGATGCCCCGCACTTGAAAGATGGCGTAGGTTCCGTCATCTTCGACCCACCCATAACCCCAACCGTGACTCCAGCGCAGTTTACCCGTCTTGCGGTTAGCGTAGTCAGGGTTAAGGTCGCACAAGCAACCAATGCAACGTGCTTCCTGCGGATTGAGGCCGGGGGTTTGAAAGGATTCGATTGAGTGGCAATGGCCAAAGGCCACGTTGCCGTAAATGCGGCTATGGGATGCACACGCTGACATTCCGGTATGAAATCCATGAACCACGTTAAGGTGTCCAATCTGGAGCACACCCGCACGACTATCGTAGGGCATTAGCGAGGCTTTGTTCCTCCTTGCGACGAACTCTATGTCCTGCACCATTCTATTCCCCAAATCGGCTTTAACGGCATCTACTGAGTGAGCTAGGTCGTATGCACGAACGTCGTGATTACCCAGCATCAGGGTGTTCTCGGTTCCGCCCTCAAAGAAGGCATCGGCGAATTCCGAACCCGCTAGAAAATCATCCCTCATGGATACTGCGCGATCATCCTCCGAGGCTCCCTTGCGGATAGCAGAGAAATCCCACAGGTCGCCAGCTATCACCCTTATCTCAGGGTTAAAGTCCTTCGTGAAATTGATGCACGCATTGCAAGCACGCTCATCTTTGTGAATCCCATGAATGTCACTAGCGATGACGAACTTTTTCATGAACCTTGAAACACGCTAATTTGTCAAAAGTGTCAAGACTATTAAATTAGAATTATTTTAAGCCGCAACCCCAAGCAAGACGGGACCAATAATTGGCCGACAATTTATCTGCCTTACCAGAGATTCCACCTGACCTAGCGCAGTAGGATGATTTACGTGCAGGTTGGTCTTTTTTGATGCTCATGTTGGCATCACCAAAGCGAACAACCTTGGATTTACCGTTGGCACAGGCGCGCACAACGGACTTCTTTCCGCCGCTTACATCACGGCGTGGGCTATTGCAGGGAAGATCACGGGGATTCATAATTCAGATGGTCTTATTTAAGTTTCCGACGTTTTGTTTTCACGAAGCCCAGCTTTTTATCTTTGGGTTTAATCCAAGGTGCTACGGCAAAAACGATGCCCAGCCCAGCAGCAATGGTAGCAAATCTCTCAAAGGTTAGCAGGGATGAATCAGCCGCACTCTTGTATTGGCGCGATATGGTCAAGTTCTCCAAAAGCAGCTTGTTGATCAGCTCGGTCATTGGGTCAATCACCGCATAAAGTTCAGCAGTCATTGTTGGGGAGTTGAGCGTTTCAATCTTACCGCTATCACAAGCCGCACGGGCTTTCTTAAGGTAGGCTTTAACCAGCTTATGCTGCGCTAACAGTTCGGGATGTTGATTGTACTCGGCAATTAATCGCTCGGCTTCGGCTTCCAGCTTGTTGAGCGAATCACAGAACTCTTTTGCGTTGATCAACCCTTTGCTTGCCTTGGCCTGACCATCAACAATAGATAAAGCGTAAACATCAAAAAGTGGACTCAACACATTGCTGGTGAGGGCGAACTCCTTGTCGCTTTGTGCAATGTTAGATGAAACACTTTGAACCGTAATTACGCCAATTCCCGAAAAGCAAACCACGGTTAATGCAAGCGCGGCAATGATGGCTTTAGGGTTCATTTTTTGAGGAGTTTGCTTGGGTTCTTGGAATACTTCTTAGCCAAATTGGTTAGACCGTCGATAATCTCAGGGGAAACAACACCAGCAACTCCGTAGGTTATAGCTTTAACAAGCGAACTGACCTCAATCTGTTCCACGATAAACCAAGCAATGGTGGAAACAATAGCAGCCATGAGGATGCGGCGAACGCTGTCCCATGGTGTGCCTTGAATTGGATTAGCAAGCAACCTTGCGGTCATGCCAGCCCCGCCGATTACAGCAGTAAGCCATCCGGTTTCTTTCCAGAGTTCAGCTACCTCCATTAGGTTTTTCGGGTCGTTCATTTTTTAGCCCTCATTTCCATGATTTTCTCAAGTGTTCTGCCACCAAAGTAGAAGCTCATGATGAGCATTCCCCATTGGCCAAGCAGGGACACGTAAGATTCGTTGGCATTGTAACCAAATGCGGACATTCCTGCAAAGATGAAATAACCTAAAAGAATAGCAGCCAATGTCATGGGCCGAATATTCTTCGACCACCATGAGTCACTAGCCATGTCAGCTTGCAACCGTTGAGTCAGATTGTTCTGTTCAACTTTGTAGGCTTCCAAGTCCGCATTCATTTTGGCCAGCTCGCCATTCTGCGCGAGTTGAGCCAGTTCCAGTTGAGCCTTAGCTTTGGCTTCGGGGTCTGGAATCAACTTGTCGATCAATTTGGCACCAATACCAAGGACTTCGGCTAGTGGGAACATAGGTTAAACGGCTTTAGGGTTGGTCAGACGACGAAATAGGAAATATGGAAGCCAAATCCACTTTGGGATGCGTATGATCTGCACATTGGTATTCACCGCATACGGTGCATCTGCATTCCACAACTTGACACGAATGGGCTTACCGTCTGGCGAACAGCAGGTATGCAACAGCACGTTCTTGGTTGGTGCTCTGCCAAACTTCCAATAGTTGTCGTACTGCCCCAACTCGACAGTGCCGCTTACAACGCAGTTGTGAAGTTCAAATCCGTCAATGGCTCCCTTCACCGTGGTTGAGCCTTCAATCGTGCAGGATTCAAAGGAATAGCCACTGCCGCGCACGCAATCAATGCTATCCTCACGACTGTCAGGGATAGTCAGTCCGCGAGCCACAAGATTGCTCACATTGGAGCATTTAAACAGATCATCCCAATCTTTGGGGAAAACTGGAGGCTGCCACACCTCGGACGTAATGAG